TTAGCTGGCAATCTTTCCACCAGCTTTCTTCGCGTTATAATCGACAACCGCCTTTTCGATAGCTGCCCGGATCTCATCTCCAGACATCTGAATGCCTAATGCAGATAATTTTTCGCTGGCATACGAATAAGCCTCTTGTAACTTACGGTCACCTTCATATTCACGGTAAACAGTTTGCGCCCACGAGAATGCTTCCATACCAATCTTGTGCAGTAGTTCCCGGTCCTTCTCGTTTGTGTGTGCATTATAATAAGCTTCTGCCTTACCCTGAGCTTTCTTGATTGCACCAGTTACAATAGTAGCTAAAACACCAATGAGGGCCGTTACAATAGTAATAATGTAGGGCTGTGCTTGCTCCATAATTTCTTTCATCATATCTGATCTCTCCTTTATTTAGGGTATATTTCTACTTTGTTGCGAGACTCTTTATCCCAGAAGATGCGTGCGTCCAATAGCTTTGTAAGGTCACGGGCTGTCACATATCCCACGCCATCAATGTTCATCGTCTCTACCGCTTCACCGTTGATCGTAACTTTGCCTTTGGTATATCCAATACGACCGCCAAGCAACTCACCAATCGGTCTGGATGGTACCCATGTAGTTCCTTTCACGTTGTATCCGGTGTACGTCGAGCCGGCAGGCGTATGAACGGTAACACTCATTTCTGGGTACGGCGTGACTTTAACAGGTTCCTGTCCTGGCAAGGTTGGCGTTTGGATGTCGAACGGAACGCCCAAGTATTCGCAGATTCCTTGAGCAACCGCCAGTGCAACACGGTTCTGGAAGTCGTCTTGGAACAGTTTCTTTTCTTCCTCCGGATTGCTAATGAACCCAACTTCCAGCAGCACAGCGTCCATCTTGGTATCACGGATTACTGCGAAGTTTCCGTAACGTGCGCCGCGATCCTTGAATCCTGTGGCTGCCAGCATATGGCGCTGGATAACTCCGGCCAGCGGAGCGCTTGTGGTCCGGTTGTAAAACGTCTCTGTGCCGTTGGCAGAAGATGACGCAGCGTTCGCATGAATGGAGATAAACAGATCTGCTGGCATCTTGTTTGCTACACTTACGCGTTCCTTGAGTTCCAAGAACACGTCAGTGCGGCGTGTAAGGCTCACTTGCAGGTTCGGATTACCTTTCAACAGTGCATCCAGTTTAATTGCCATGGTCAAGTTGAAGTCTTTCTCCTTCTTGCCTGTTGGCCCGATCGCTCCCGGGTCCTGATTGCCGTGTCCAGCGTCAATGACTATTCGTTTTTTCGCCATCTTTGAGTACCTCCGTATGGTGTATTTGTTTACAAGCTGGGCATAGATACTCGTCGCCCAGGATGATAAGTAGAAACCGTTTGAATGTCTCACTCTTTCCTGCGGTTTTTCGTTCAAAGTGATTACACATGGCTCCAACCCCATTCCTCTCATAATGATCTCCTGATTACGCATGATGACGATCTGGTTCGCCATGTACGCCTTGATTTCGTTGTCATCCTGGAACATCCATGGAATGAATTTCCGCAGCTGAGCCTTCATTTTTCGCTGTTTTAGGATCAAAAAAACGACCGCACCCAATGAGCTTAGGGTCAGGCCGTTCTTGAATAATGTGTGCATGGTGTCGATTATGAAATCGTATAGCATCGTCCACTCTCCGATAGAGCAGTTTATCTCTTACTTCGGGACCGCAAAATATTGATACGAGGTGCAGGGTGTCATCCGATACAACTGATTCCATATACTCGCTTTCGTCCATTTCTATCATATTATCACCTCAAATAGTAAAAGGACCCGGGATGAAATCCCTAGGTCCTAACGGGTGTATGCTGTTACGTGGTGTACCTCTATTTTACCACATCTAACACGGGAATAAACTACTTTTGCATAGCGTTTCGAGATATTTCATTACGTTGTGTAAGCAATGGCTCTATCTGATCACGCTTCTGTTTGGCTGTCAGATTTACATCGCCCTCGATGGTGCGGATCTGCTTGTTGATCTTGCTCATCTGGTCAGTTGCATTCTCCAGCTTCTTCAGCTCCAACGCCTTATCAAACGTAGTGCCGTTCAGTTTGGCAGATGCTTTCTCTTTGGATAGCTCATCCTTACGGGTATACAACTTGTCTGTACCCTTTGTAGATTGCAATGGGTCCACAAGGAACGCTTTTGCAAACGGCTTCTGTTCCAGGCGCTTCTCTGGGCTGGCAGGACGATCCACAGCACCAACACCTTTGAGTATACTGTCAATTGCTGATGTAGCATACGTTCCCAGTCCTGCTGTCAGACCTTGAATTGTATTATCCATAATACGTGGTGAGGAGAAGTTTTTTAACGCTCCTTTTTCACCCGTTGCTTTCGACATCACTCCAGCTAAAAGCTTTGCAACCTCTGTTGTTCTCACCGGATCATACTGATCAGAAAATTGCATGCCTTGTTCGCGCTGAGGGATAATCGATCCTTCTCTGAAGAATGAATAATTCGCCATACCTTCGATAAACGGTAATAAACCTGAGATTTGAACCGGTAATGCTGCATCACTGAATGTTCTTCGCAAGAATCCATCTAGTGCCTCTGGGTCGTTGTTCATGTACTTTTGCATCAATCTCTCTGGTAAATTAGCAAAAATAGGAGCGATATCAAATGGCTTAGGGATACGAGCAACTGTATCTGTTCCTGGTATTGCAATCAACCAGAAGGTGTCCTTCAGCCAGTCCGGAGCATCTGAAATGGTTTGCTTTTGTGTCTCATTCGCATACTTACGATTTGCCGCAAATATCCCTAACGTAGGCAGTGTAGTAGCCACAAACATACGGGTAAGCGTACCGGCAGGGTTGGCTTTAATGGAACGAATCAGTTTGGATTTACCCTGAATGTTGGCGTTCAGAAAGGCAATAATTTTATTAGCCTGTCGGACACTAGACCCAGATCTGGCAAAGTCCATTAGATCACGAGAACGATATGCGGCTTCCTCTTTGCTTACTCCTTTACGAAGTGCAGCCCTGTACTCACCGACTTTTGTAGCGGCTTCCGTGGTGTCTGTAACTGCACGTAATAAGTTAATCAATGATTTACCTGTAACGATATTTACAAACTTCTTGCTCGGCTTCTCTTTCAGTACCGACTCAAGCGCTTTTTTATGGACGTTGCGATCCATTGATAGTACATTTCCGTACCCTCCCAGATCGTTAATCCATCCTTTGTACAGGTCGCCTTTCTTGATTGTCTGTGCAAGTCCTGCAACGAAATCCAATGGTGTAAATCCGCTTTCGCTTGTTACAAATGCTTGCAACACGTCCCGCATTGGGTTCCGCAGGGAGAATTCAGGCGTCAATGTAGCCCCTGAACGAAGTACGTTTGCAGGCTTGGACAGGATGTTTATCAGCATGTTGGAAGATTCTTTATCCAGATTCAGCATAGCTCGGTATACCTCAGGCTCCACCTCATACTTAACAATCTCACCATTCACTCGTACGTTCACCACGTTCTTACTTCCAACCTTCTCGTCCGGGTCCAGTTGACGGATAAAATTGGCCTCTGTGTCGATATCAGACAGGCGCTTCAATTGTGAAGCTACCTTATTCCGCTCTGCTGCATTCGTGCTCTGGAAGATGTTCTTCACCATGTTAATCAATGGGTCATCTACATTGCGTTCGGAGCCCTTCAGCGTCTTGATCGGACTGGCTACATTCGCCAATGCTTGGGAGACACTGCCGCCAAATCCCTCAGCGGTTTCATCGAAAGCACGGAACATTGGGATGTAGTTCTTCCAGCGGTCTGCGAGTACGTCAGCAAGTTGCTGGCTTACCACTCCGCTATCTACGAGTTCCTTCATCATATCTTTGTTCAGCTGTACAAGTCCTTGCCGTGCTGCTTCCAGTTCGGTGTTCTCATACTTCCGGATTACCGCTGCAATCTCAGCATTGGTAAAGCCCGACTTCATTTCTGCCGCATTGATATCCCGTGCATGCACAGCAACTGCGTAATCACCCAGTTCATCCGCTGAATACCCTGCTTTCTCGACTTGGTTAATGAGGGGAGCAAGTTTATCCTTAACCACTTGGTTGGCTTTCTCGGGCGTTCCTTTGAACATACGAGCCATCTTATAAAGGCTGTTCTCTGCGCTGTCTACCTTGCCTGTAACACGCTTCTCCAGCCCTTCCAGCGGCGCTGTCTCATCAACAAACTGAGTGCGCACCCGTTCCCATTTCTTCTCAAACGATGTGGTCTTCTTCTTGCGGCTACCTCTGCTCACTTTACCGCTGAACGTCTCCGCATTACCTGTACCACTCTCGTTAAACGCCTTTGCCGCCTGGCCTTCTTTCGTAGCAAGACGTTCCTGTCTCCGCAATTCTTCCTTGGCTTGCTGATATACTTTCTCCGCACTCGGACGGAACTGTTCGCCCAGCTCCTTGACCATCTCTTCTGTCCAGTCGCTGAACTTGATCGTACCTTTACCCATCTTGGCAGCGCCGATAATGGCGTAGTCGCCCCACTCTGGCAGCGGATTGGAGTTGAGGTTACCCCGGCGCTTGGCGATACGTTCACGAGCCGATTTTTCGGCTGAATCCAGCTTTTCGTATACACGGTCACGTACACGGGATTTCTGTACAGCATCCACCACTTGCGCCGCTTCTTGCTCTACACGGTTCAATGTTGGTGTTGGTTCGGGTGTGATCTGAGTTGATGTTTCTCGCCCAGGACGTGATTTAAGGAAGTCGTCCGGAGCAGCAGGTGCTTGTTGACTTGATTGGAACTTGCGTACTGCTTCTGTCCTTGGGTTCACCGTCTGCGGGCTGATATTTGTTGCTGTATCGACTTGATTAATCGTTGGTTGTTGTGGTGTGACTGGATCTGGAACAACCGATTGTTGGCGCACTGTTGGTGCTTCTTGTATCGGCAATGGTTCTGGCGTTCGCTGTGCTATGCTTGCAGGCGGTTCCGCAATGTCCGACCGTTGTGTTGGCGGAGCAATCGCTTCGGTTCCTCGTCCCAGTGGTTGACCTCCAACCTCTGGTAACTGAGCACCTTTTGATTTGGAAAGCAACGACCGTATGCCTGCGCCGGCTCCTGCAATGAGCAAGTCACCGCCAGCACCCAACCCAGCGCCCAGAGCGGCGTTTCTAATCACATCGCTATTGCTGTTCTGACCCTGAATCAGTCCCATGCTTGTGTTGCTTATAGCGCCAGTAGCAGCGCCACGCAGGGCCGTTTCTGCCACTCTGTTTGCTGTGTTCGGGCTAATGCGTGGCAGCACCTTGCCAATACCGCCACCGACCATGTTCGTCAGACTGTTCCCGGCACGCGTTGCCATCAATCCGCTGGCCGCTTTCCATGGTGCTGTGATGAGGTTTCCGCCACCTGCAGGGTTAAATCCTGCGCTGAGGATACCACCGGCAATACCAGTGATGTCGGCCACTCTGTCCGCTGTAGCGTTGCCTGTAGATCCAGGAGCCATAGACGGACCACCAAGCAGCATGCCGCCGCCTGTACCGACTGCGCGAGTCACAAAACCACCAACGGGGTTACCGTAGGTGAGATCATTCATCAGGTTCGAAAACGGTGAAACGAAATCGGCAAATGCGCTGTCACGGGCGCTCGCTGATATCTTGCCTTTGTTGATCTGATGCTGTGTTGGCCGTGGTGGTCCTTGGATAGGCGCTACTTTGATGCCAGATCCCTGCTCATACGCTTTCGTTGCCTGCGAATTCCCTGTCAATGCGCCAGCCAGGGTGGAGTTGTTGAAGATATCAGGACCAGTTTGAGTAAGCGCAGGCGGCAAGGTTGATTTTAATTCGTTCATGGACTTTTGGTTGGCAAGATAATTGTTTACTGCTTGCGTTCGCGGATTGATTGGTGCACTCGGTTGTTGCAAACTAAGGGTCCCATTAAGAGCAGATTCACGGATACCCAATGCTTTTTGACGCTGCTCCTCTGAAAAACGTTCTAACCTTGTCGCCATGCATCTTCCTCCTATGTCAACATATTCAGCGCATCTTGTAGTTCACTTTTAAATCTTTTAGCAACACTAACCTGTATTGCTTTAGAATTTCCTCCAAAGTACTTCGAGCCGTTGCCTGCACCGCGTTCCGCGTAAAGACGTCTCAGTATTTCTGCATCTGTCATGGCAGGAGTGATTCCAGCTGCTTTTACAAGCTTGGACACACTACCCGTACCGTGTTGGACAGCTGTAGACCAAATAGCATCTTTAACCGCTGTAGACCGCTTGTTAACGTCCAATCCGTTGTTCTTAAGCACAGACTTCGCAGCTGGTTCATAATACTTCTGTTGTATAAAGTTATGTTGGTACGTTCCGAAGTTCTTGTTGGAGGATGCCACTTGTTTCCATGCAGCATCGAACCCGGCGCTACCAACTGTGTATTGAGATAATACTTTGTAGGCGCTAGAGTCAATGTTTTTCAACGATTGCACAAACGCTTTAGCCGATCCGCTATTCGTGGTCAATTGGTATGTTCCATAGCTGGCTCCGCCAAGATCGCCCTTAGTACGTGCGACTGTACCAGCATTACCGCTCGACTCATATTTTGCTGAAAGTTTTCCTAAAGCTCCGGCGGCGGTTCCGGAGCTAGTCAGTTTCCCGAGTTACCATGTTGCTTGTCAAACTCTTGAATCTCTTTCTTAGTTAATCCCATCGACAACATGACCTGATCATCCTGGCCTATTGGCAGGCCATAGCTCGCAATTTGCTGATATATCTGTTCCTTGACGCCATCATTCAATACTTGTTTCCCATCTTTGTTGGTGGTGTAGTAATCAGGTTTAAAGGCGCCATCAGCCATGTATTGCGACTGAACCGCACTCAATACCTGATTGGCATTCATACCGCTATACTCAGCCGGTTGAGTGTTTTGTAATCCAAGCCATGCACGGGAGTTCTCGTCCTGGCTAATGCCCAACATAGCTTGTTTATATAAACTGTCATCCTGCTGTTGCAATTGCTGAAGCGCGTAACTAAGGCCGAACTCCGTTACGTTTTGTTGGAATGCTGCGCCCCATTGGCTATCTGCCACTGCATCACGAGCTTTGGCGTATGCAAATTGTTCTGCGCGGAATGCATTGTCAACGCCTACCTGTTGTTGGTTGAATGCTTGGTTCTGTCCCGCCAGACTAAGTGGTGCATTTGGATTAGCCGCCTGACGTGCAAGTCCTGTCCAATCGTTCTGCGGTGTAATGATACGTCCAGATGCATCCATGTACATGCCAGCAGCCGCTAGATTCGCCTGTCTATTGCCTAGATCTACCTGTTGCCCCGCCAATGTACGGATACCTGGATTAACTTGTGCAGCATTCGAACGACTTACATTAGCGCCATATTGACTTGCGTCTATGCCCATACCCGTCAATTGGTTACGAATAAAGTCAGCTTGTTTACTTAGTGCCGATCGATCCTCTGCCGTAATCCCTTTTGTCTCTGCTTGTTGCTTGAGGCTAAGAAGGTTATTGATTGCATCACGCGCTTCGGTCGGAAGGTAGTTTCCCGTAACCTGTGCTTCCTGCAACGGATTCTGGAAGTACTCTTGGTTCTGTAGACCGTATTGGTTTGTGAGATTTCCAATCGCATCCTGACCCACACCATAATTCATTTGCTGTACCTGTAGATCCCGATTCGCATCGTCGTTATAACGCTGGTATGCTTGCTGCATCAGTTGTGGTACGAGGTTATTGGCGATACTCTCCATAGCACTATTGCCAAGGTTATTCGCTACTGTTTCACTCCAGGAAGATTTTCCTTGGCCTGTTGCTCGTAACCCTGCATTAGTGTCTGCCTGCTGGTTCATGACGTTTTTCTTCGCTTCAGCTAACTGCGCTTGGTACGCTGGGTCCGTGTTTTGGTCATATGAGAAGGCATCAGGCCTGTTGAACTGGAACTGTGATTGGTTATTTATAAAGTTGTCGATCTTGCCAAGCGTGGCTTCGGTACGACTACCCGGTACAGCAAAATTGTTCTGTGCTGTCGTCGGGTTCGCCTGCACATTAGCTGCCGCTTGTGCCATCGGGCTTTGGTATCCTAGGTTGGTATTGAGATACTTCGTTTGTGCTCCGACGTCCAAACCTTGTTGCTGCCGGTTCGTGATCGTCGCCAGTGTCCGTGCTATTTCACTTTGCCGATAAGTATCGTCATTCTTAATCTGCGCCTGATTCGACGTGATGCCCTGTCTGCCAGTTGTATTGGCTGTGGCGTAGTTGATACCGCCATTACCGAGAGCAGGGTTTGATTTAACGTTTGCGGCAGCTTGTGCCATTGGGGACTTGTTTGTGGTAACCGTACCCGTAACACTTGGGATGGAGGATGCTACAGCACCAGTTACGGCATAAGGATCTTTCTTCTTCACCACGGTTCCTGTTGTCTGGACAACCATGTTGCACCTCCTTTTTAATAGAAAAAGGACCCCATTTGGAGTCCTCAGTTAATTTTATTTCAACGCAGCTAGTTCAGCTTCGAGATCGGCGAGTGTCGCTTCCTGTTCGGTGAGTTTATCCTTTCTCACTTTCAACACTTCTTCTTCCCCTAAATTGGGTGTGTTCTTAATAACGTACTCACTTGCTTCAATTAGTTTGTTGGTATCAGAGATTCGTTGTTTAGCATCTCCAATACGTTCCTCCAACTTCGCTTTTTGTTCTTCCACGCTCTGCCCCTTTCCAGGAGTTGTCGCAGCCGTTGCGTTAGATACTTTGTCCTCAAGAATAATTTTCTTGTTCTGCATACTTACACCATATCCGGCGGCTTCACCAATTGTACGAACCGGAGCGTAGCTTTTGCCGTCAACGATGATTGCAGTGTCCAAAGCTTGTCCATTCAACTCCACGACTGTCTCTCCCTGTATCTTTTTACCGATCAAAGACTGAATATCATCCGCGAAAGCTGCACCAGCAAGAGTGAACAAGGCACCAGCAAGGAAACCGGCAACATACTTTTTCATGTCATTTCTCCCTTATACCATTTTCCACCAATATACCACAGCTTTCGCAGTAAGATATCCAAATTGCTCCAAAATGTATCAACCGCCCTCTAAAGCTTCTATACGGTCAAAGATTTCTCTTAATTCGTCTCCGAGTGTGCGACCCGGATTATCAGCATAGAGTTTATCCCAATTATTAAAACGAACACTCGAAGCATCAATATAGATTGCATTTGTGGCTCTAATCTCCATGGAACTGTAACTTTCAAAGATTGGATAGCCGAGTAAATTGTGAATCCTCCCTCTTGGTACCCCAGTGACAGTAAAACGCAATGCTGGTGATCCGCCGTAGTCCGGTTCAATCACAACACTGTTATTCGCATCATTGAAAGCCCCAAACACATTCCCTGTAGCGCTCATCTCACAACGTGGGAAGGCGTTACGGCGTGTAGCGATGTATGAGCCGAATATCTCAACTGACTCAATCAACCCGGCTACGATATGCCCCAGGTTAGCGCTGATGGCGGATAGCTCACCTACGTCTATCTTGTCGGCTACTACTGCGCCTGCTTGGATTTTCTCTGTTGTGATTGATCCGGCTTGCAGCTTCTCGGTGGTGATCGACTCTGCTTTTATGTTACGTGCCTCGATCCCCTCAGCTCGGATGTTGTTCACGTCCAGCGTACCGTTGATCATAAAGTCGATATCCTGTAGGCTGCGTGCAATCTTGTTGATGTTGTCTTTCAGATACGCATTCACTTCCCCAAAATCATTAAACGTAGGTGGATTGCGGAATGCTGGTGCTACGTCTTGTATTCCCATGGTACCTCCTTAATAGAGCGGTAGTTGCCGCACCTGACGTGTGATCTCATGCAGTCGAATGTAACCTGTTCCCTCTAGCTTGATCCGGACTGTATTTTCCAACACGAACTTTCTTACCGGAATAATAATCCGCTGAGCGGCTGCAGATGATGATGTAATTGTGCTGACTAAATCCCAACTTTCTCCCGATGCCTGGCTGGATAAGCTAATGTTCAACACACTACCAACGGACATTTCCGCGATGATCCACATCTTCAACCAGCGCTGACGCTGTGCAATGGATTGATTGGTGAACGGCTTGGTCACTGCTTTCCACGCGATTGGGCTTGCAATATCCACCGTGCCACCCAGTTTCAGCACCTGACCCGTAGCTGTACCGATATACAAGTCTTGTCCAATGGATGCGTAACATGTCGGTACTGGTGTGACCCAGCGTGTCCATGTACCAATGCGCGGATCATACACCAGCGTTTCTCCGCTTTGTGTGCTGAAGTATAACCGTATCCCGTCTGATCCTGCCGCACTTGCTGTGCTGACATTGGGATAGAATGTTTTGATTGCCTCGCTGAACCCTTTGTCCGGCAATGCGGCAGCTGAGTATTCGTATATCCCTGACTTATGCATGAAACGTAGTGCACCTTCGCGTGCTGTGACTGCATTATTGTTGGCTACACCTTCATCGTCAGTAACTACACGGCTGTTGAAGTCTGACGGTTGACCACCCATAAGCAAGTGAATGGATGATGGCATGCCGATAGTCAGGCGGTACAGGCTACCAGACAGCATGTTGATGTCTTCACCGTGTGATGACTCTATCGTCTTACGGTAACTGTCCTGCTGATTTCCAGCGAATGTATTCCAGTTTTCCGGCTGATCCAATGCAGATGACCATAACTCGTTTCCTACGGCGCACCAGAGCCTGTTCTGGTACGTGGTAATGTATTTGCCGTTGGAGGGTGATCCGCTCAATAAGGACACCGTTGAACCGTTGTACTTACGCATCGAATCTACGCCGTTGCACCCGATCAGGTGTACACCGCCTAGGTTGCCGTCAAAGTTCGTGAAGGACCATTCAGCTGATGTGTTTAGGCCACTTACCAATGTAGTCCAAGCTGATCCGCTCCAACGCCGCCAAGTGCCATCGCTGAACACCGCATGAAGCTCACGGCCACGCCATACACCCATGCCTAACACACGGGTACCGAACGTACCCAACAACGTATAACCCGGCCTAGTGGAGATAGCCGGGTAGTCGTCAGTTGTCAGGTTCTGCATCTCAGTGAAGTACGTGTCCTCAATAGAGTAAGGATCAAACGTGTTCAGTCCACGAAACTCTCTGATCGGAATCGGTTGCATCATGCCTTCCAGCGGCTGATTTTGGGACGGTTTATATTGTACGGGCCTCATTGTACTGCACCCGCTTGATAGTTCTGTGATGCCACGTTCCACGCTGCCTTGTACTGGTTCTCGTAGTTTGATGCCTTCACACTGTCATCCTGGCTGTTTGCTAGCATTGCCGCCAGTGCAGGGATAAACGTCCAGTGGTATTCCTCTGGCGCGTCGGGCGGCACCGTTAGCGTTGTAGAAACGAAATTACTTGTTGCTACACGGTGGTAACGCAAAAAGCCCTTAAATGCATCGTAAGGGGCTGGGAAAAGTGACAATGTTCTTGTGCTGTCATCATACGCAAACGCATTCTGGTAGGGAGTTACATCCTCTCTATCAAGGCTACGGTACTGCGATGGGCCAACCAATAACTTGTCAATATTCTTTTGACTGATCTCGGACGGCAATACATAATCCGTTTGACCAGCTACACAATCAAAATGCGCGATCTTCGGAATCTTGACCACGTTGAAAAAGTCTTGATTCAGTGCGTTCAGCCACAACACTTTGTCTGCCAAGTCAACCTCATTGGGAACCAACATGTCTGCTTCGGATATGATTTGGTTTAAATTCATGGGCTACACCCCTATTCTACAAGGCCGATGGTATCCGTATATTCTTCTTCTGTAATAAATCCATTGTCCCTTGCCTTCTCAATCTCTGCTTTGGTATATGTTGCAGAAGCGTATTCCTTCACAGGCGTTACGTAGGGTGCCATGATCTCCGGGAACCGCTTTGTACCGTGTCGGAAGATCGCAGTCGAGTAGGCAATTTTCAATGAGTTAATAATCGTCGCCATGTCGTTACCTCCTTATGAATTGGTCGCAATAGTTTCCCAAATGTCAATAATCGCAAGGTTAAGGCTGGCCGCTTCTGCTTCAGTGGCAGAAACGCGTTGCTCCAACTCCGTTAACCCCTCAACTGGCGTTCCTTGCTCAGAATCAGATTTCAACGATTCGTCCAACACCGCTGTCCCATTTTGCCAACGATAATATCCAGCGTTGATTCCAATGGGTAGTGGCGTAGGAATGTCCACTTCCGTATATCCTACATATTCGTACTCAATAATATCTCGGATGATGTCGCCGTCCAATTTGATATAAAACTTCATAAGGCACCTCCTATTGAATTAAAGCGATGATCTTGCGACTGTCTCCGGCCGATCCACCCTCTTTGGCGTAACCGATAACTCCAACGTCTGTCTCTGACATAAGAGCAGCCATGTTGCCTACCTTTGCGACCTTCTCATTGGGTACTTTAAATACGTTGACATATGGAACAGTATTAGATACGAGAGCTAAGTAACTTCCGTCAGGAGATATTGCTAAACGGTTTGCAGATTGACTCTTTGCATCTCTTGAGTCAGTAGCCCGGTACACCTGATCTCCTCGTTGGCTATATGTCAGAATGTCTGGACTGTTGTTAGACTGGACTAAGAATAATTTCATTTTGCTCGGATGATACACTACATCCGATGATTGAACAGGAGTTTTAGTCTGGGTATCAGGAACTTTACTGAAAACGTCTCCTTCACGCTTGTATGTTATTAATGTAGCTCCGCCGAAATGCGCAACTGTTAGATAATTTTCGTCATATGAAAAATCAAGACCTCCACCTAGTCCGGGAGGAACTATGGAAGGGTCTGTGATCTTTGACAATATGTCACCAGATCGTTTGTAAATCAAGATATACGGGGCTGCTGTGTAAGAAATTGCTATAAATACACCGGAAGGTGAGATCGCAATATTTCTAGGTGTGCTAGAAAGCGGATTAACACTTGGATCAGCCAGTTTTGTGAACGTATCACCAGTGCGCTTATACACCATGAAGTAAGGCGCAACACTAAGTATCATATAGACGTACGTCCCATCGTTAGCAGCACGGAGGTATGCAATAGAGCCTCCCGGTAACACTGTCGGGTCCGGTAACTTTGTAAAGGTATCACCAGAACGCTTATAGATCATAAAGTAAGGCGAAACACCAACACCTACATAAAGATAATCTCCATTCGGTGAGAATGCCAATGCGTTTGGTAGGCCTCCAGGCAGTACACTCGGGTTCGCTAATTTGGTGAATACATCACCCGAGCGCTTGTATATCAATAGAAACGGGGTAGCATTCGACCCTACAGCCATATAATCGTTTGTCATGGCTATTCCGATGCTTGCCGCAGGAGGTGCTGACGAGACCGCTGGTAGCAATTCTATCGGCGGGGTATACATCCTCACCATATCCCCTTGTGCAATATCCTCGCTATAGGTGACGGTCATTTCCGTCTGACCAGGTATTTCCACCTCCCCTCCACTGCTATCTGCTAAAAAATCCGACCCTACTTTACGGAAGGTGTAAGGCTTCCCAATCAACAGATCACCAGCAGCGTAAGCAGTACCATCCTGCTTTTTAAGTGGCGCGGCACCCAGTCCATTGATGTTAAGCGTTGCACCAGCAGCATTTGTCACATGTGGCACAATCGTGATTCCAAACCCGTTAGGCAATGCAGTTGGGACTGGATTCAACGTTACAACATAGGCTGAGCCTGTGCCGGTTGTAGCAGCATACCCAGGTTGACGAATATAGTTTGCGTTAACTGCACTGATCTGAGTGTCTGTATATTCATTAGCGTCACTTAATGCTTGATCTACTTCAGCCGACACTACTGCTGTTTTACCATCCGTATATTCGTTTGCCGCTACCAGTGCAGAATCGGCCTTGTTCTGCGCACCCGCTTTTGTCTCTCCCTCAATTCTCACAAACTGCGCATCGGTTCCGCTCATCAGGCCCGACGATCCATTCGTCACTGCGTTTGGAATGATATCCGTTCCGCCTGTAATATGGGATGATGCGTGCGCTCCGGGTGTAGCCGTTCCTGTGGCAGTCACAGTCACACGTTTATTCGTAGGATCTTCTGTGATGGTAATTCCCGTTCCACCTGCAAGCTGAAGGGTATCAGTCTTGGATGTGGCAGCCACACCATTCACGCTGGAAAAAGCGTTCTGGTTGACCTCCGCGCCTGCTTGAACACCATCCAGTTTGGCATGATCAGCAGCAGTTACATGGATTTCTTCATTCCCTGCATGGCTGTCCAGATTAGCCTGTACGGCGTCTGTCTCAGCTTTACGTGCAATGTCAGTCGTTGCACTCGGAGCAGCCACCTGAGCACGTCCAGTTTCATCACGCAACATCAGCGTGCTAGCCGTTGGAACATTAGTCGCCTTATTCAGCTTATCTTTATCTGTTGCAGGCATCAGCCCGTCTGTGGTTGGTGTAGCCAGTGCAGATGATGCCTTATCATTCCATGCTGTCTTCTCTGCATCTGTAACGAATCGATTGCTTGCATCCTGAGCGATAATGGAAGGTGGATGTGTTGCTGGGTGAACATAGTTGTTGGCGCCAGATGCCACACCGTCCAGTTTCGTTTTATCCGGCCCAGTCATGAAGCCCGCTGCTCCGCCAGCTACTACTACCGCATGTGCCGTTCCACCTGTTCCGATGTGAGCATCTAGTTTCTCATCCGAGTAATCTTTAGCTGCCTGCTCAGCTGCGTCTGCCTTCTCCTGTGCACCACCCGGTGTCTCCCATTGGGACTGGGCTTCTTGCGCGATATCTTCACTTGTATTCCGCCACGGGTATCTACTCATGCTTACCACCTCTCTGTAACGGAATACCGTTCGTACCCGTTGTTTGCTGTTTCGTATTCGTTCAGCACCTGGCGGTATTTATAATCGAATTCTTCCGACTCTTTCCCGCTGGTGATTTCTTTCAACACGCCGTACACGAGTACCATGTCAAAGTCCGGATCAAATCCAGTAGGGCCATCCATGTCCGCTAAAGCCAGTTCCCGTAGTACTTCAGCATGGAAGATTTTGATACCCTCTGGAGTGTCTACCTCCGGGTTGGGCACGATACCGATACGATCACCGGAAAAATAGTAATACGGTTTCTCCTTTAGCCTCTCATTGAATTGCCGCAACGGAATACGTCTCCAGCCATCGTTATCGTTGTGGAATGAATCCATCTTCACGTCCACATCTACCACACTACCTGGTGGGCACGGGAGCACATACAGCGCCTTGTCCTTCACCAAGTCAATCGCGGTACACACTACATTGGATTGCTGTTGAGCAGAGCCGAAGTTACGGACAAGCCTGTCACGCACTTGCGACACCTTGCGAACAATGGAAGCGGGAGAGAGGAAATTAGGCGACTTCTCCGTAATCTCCTCCACAACGTCTTTTAAGAGCATTTCTCACCACTCCTTCATATTTACCTTACGCATTCTCCAAAGCTGTGATACGAGCCGCCAGTTCAGCGAGAATAGCCTGCACGTTCGTTGCCGTGCCCGGTGCAATCGCTGTAGCTGTAATAGTCGTTGCTGGGTGCACATGGTTTCCTGCTGCGGCTGTAGATGCTGTGGTGCCGATAGCCAGGTTTGATGTACCTGCACCAAGGGCTGTACGGGCTGCGGCTTGGTTTGCAGCAGTCAATACGCTTTTACCTGTAGCTGTGGCATCTGTGATGCTGTTCGATGTGATGGTACCTCCACCACCTCCACCAATGTCGATAGGCCCACCGTTGGCATCTACGAAGACGGTGTAGTTAGGCTCCCGCTTTTCGGGCAGGCTTGGTGCTTCGGCTGCGGGGATGATCTGTATGAAGTCCGGCTGTCTGCTGTGGTTCAGTGGCATCTGTGTTCCCTCCAATCAATTTTTCCAGCAGTTCATTGGTACGCTGCTGTTCTTTATAGATCGCATTAAGTGCGTCCAGTTCATCACGAAACATGTGATTACCTCCAAAAGAAAAAGAGGGGCAATATGCGCCCTCTTAGTCTTGTACGTTATGGCCGTAGATGAAGGAGTAGTTAGTAAAGCCGTAACCCCAACGTCCGACAACTTTGAATTTAGTGACCTCTGTATCGAAGTCTGTAACCGAACCATTCTCAGGTTTGCGTCTCCACTGCCATTGGTTGAAGCGTTTCATACGAGCTGAATCAGCAGCAAACCAGTTTTTGCGTTGTGAAGGCAGAATGAATGGGTTCACAATGACCTTGATGTTACCCATGTACATGTTGGCATCAAAATGGTTGCTTCCCGGCTCATATTTCGGCAGTTCAGCATCAGGCAGACCAGCGATTTTGAAGGCTGCACGTGCGTTATATGGAGATACAATCAGCGTGTCCGGAATAACAGCCAATGGATTTCCTTTGTCATCCTTCCACTCTTGCATTGCTACTGCTGTTTCGTCCCAAGCGTCCAGTGTTAACGGTTTGTCTCCCAGGTTGGACTGCACGTCTGTTTCGTTTTTAGGGCTATACGGGTGATCAGCTGCACACAATGGCTTGCCATCCGGACCCAAAAATGCTTCCACACGTCCACGGAAGTTAGCTCCTTGAGGAACAAACGCGTTGTTCAGGAACTCAACTGCCTGCAATTGCTGTGTTTTGTACACGGCATCGGCCAGACCCATGATCCGTGTTTTAATTTGTGTCAGTTGAAGGTCATCGATGAAGTCACGCTCGATCATACGACCATCGGAGTACTTGCGGTTACGAATGCTCTTTTGCCACAACTCGTCAATGTCCTCATAGTACACTTGGTTGTTCGAGCGGCTCCATTCTTCCATCAGACCTTCAGCGCCGATACCTTCGTATGACTCGCGGTCCTTTGTGGAGTTGCTGACGTTGTACATCAGAGGGATATAGTCCTTCTTATCCTTTGTTTCAAGTGAATACAGTTCTTTGAAGATAGGCTCAAGGACTCTTTGGTCCCATTGAAGTTTTGTTTGCATGTGTTATGCTCCCCTCTCGATTACGACAACTGGCGGTTCTTAACTTTGAACCGTGCTGTCTTTTTATTTGTGTTAATCGCCATTACAGACAAAGGTCCGCCAGTTACGGTGGCCGAGTTTGCAGACAAGCCATCCGCAGCCAATGCAATTGCAGATGCACCTGGTGTGAATCCTGCCACTGCTGTTCCGCTGTACGGTGCGTCATACCAGTCACCCTCCCGAGCCAAGACAACCTCAGTCTCCTTGTCCGTGCCTGCCTCTACATTTGCAGTCAAGAATCCGGCAATCGGGTCAGTTGCACCAGCTTTTGTCCAGCGTCCTGCCACCAGTTTCACAGCCTCGCCAGCAAATCCAGCTTCATCGTTGGTCATCAGAAACTCGGTGATTCGAGTGGGGTCATTACCGTAATCGTTGTATACATATTTGAATCCTTGTGCCATGGCTTAACGCCTCCTGTTTATTCAAAGTTTTTTGCATATTTGTTAGCTTTTTTCGGGTCAATCCCAAACATAGCGAATGCACCGGTTAACTCTGCTGGTGCCTGTGGTTCCAGCGTTCCAGCTGCTTGCGTCTCCACCTGTGCCCGTTTGTTCAGGCGTTGGTTCTTCAACACCGTCTGTTCTGCACGTTTACGCTCAGTGGCGCTCAGTTTATCGCGGTGCACCAGCTCATAAGCGTCAATCGGGTCATAACCACGTTCAATGCGCGCATGCATCTCTTGGGTAAGCCAAGGTGCAGCGGCTCCATTGTCAGTAACTTCCTGTGCCAGTTCCGGGTACTTCTTGAATAGATCCTGCCAGCCTTGTACCAGTTGCTGTTGTTGTTGCTGCTGTTGGCGTGTGGTCTGTTCAGTCTCCTTGCTTTGAAGGACCTCACGCGCTTGTTGTAATAGCGGATGGTTATCGAGGTACTGATCTAGCACATCCGGGTCTATGCCGGCATTCATAGCTTCTTCCCGCATGCTTAGCTTCAGTTCTTCGAATTGGTCCTTCTGTCTCTGCTGTGCTGCGGATTCAATCTGGTCGATGTTGTCCAACAGGTCGGCGTGATCTTTGTAACCCTGCTGTTTTGCAAGGCGATCCAGAGCCGTTTCATATTGCTTCGCTCGACCTTCCACCTTCTCGTAATTCAGTCCCTTACGTGCATGTACTGCCACTTCTTCGTCTGGGATGAATACGTCTTGCCCGTTGTATTTGACTGTGATGCCCTTCGGTTGTTCATCATCTTCGAATTCTGGCTCTATGGGTGGAGCGTCCTCCTCGCGCTGATCGTCGTCCGGATCTGGGTCATCGTCGTCTCCATACGGTAAGTTGAAGGCTTCATACGCATCACGCATTGCTTGTTGTTGATCGTCAGCCTGTGGGTGGGCTGTTTCTGGTTCTGTATCGCTATGGGTGGCGATGTTGTCGATGTCTTCCATGCTTAGTTCCTCCTAATCCGCTATGGGTGGCGGCAGATATAAAAGGCCAAAGGATTCTCACCCTTGGCCTGTTCTTACTGGTTGCATCAGTTGTTGGGCAACTTTAGCGCCTTCCAGATTCATCTTCTGTTGTTTCAATCCTTGCTCGAATTCACGATCCTGCTGTTCACGTTCCATTTGCTCACCACTAAACTGCTGTAGTGTCTGTTGCAAGGATTGATTCTCTTGGATCAACTGCTGTACCTGAGCTTGTGCCTCCTGCGCTTGTTGCTGAGCCTGCATGAACTGCTGTTGCTTGCCTGACTCTTCTTCTATGCGGCGCTTGATGACGTCCATCGGCTCCATACGCCCTGTGGTAATGACGTACCGGACAGCCTCGGCATCAATCATTGGCTGCTGAGTGATCGGGTCCATCGTCTGTAGTAAGTTGAAGGCCAGTTGCAACCAGTACTCCCGGTCTTGCGGCTTGTCTACTCCGATCTGCACCAGTATGTCAAACTCTGGCACAAACTCTTCCTCGACCGCAGGCGGTTCAGGCATCATGCTAATCTGGTCAGTACCACCTTCCATTCCCATAGCTTGCATCGGGTCAGGATCAGGTAGAAATTGCATGTCTCCTGTGCCCATCCCCTCCATCGTCGGGCTTGGCGGCGTGTACTCAGATGGCACGCGTGATACCATAGTTTCCCTGCTCATGGTCACTGTACGACCTGTTACACGGGCGATACGCTCAGTGGTATAAAACTGGGCAATCAACTCCACATACTGGCTGAACACCTCTTCTAGCGCGTCTTGTATCAAGTCAGATACGGTGTTTAACCTCGTACCCGCCGCTGCCATGAGCGCCTTGGCCTGTGCGCCACTGGTGACGTTACTGTTGGCCTGCCCATTGGCACTGTCGAACTGCCCTGGGATCTTCTGCAGCATCTCGTCATAGTAGTTCAGCATGTTAAAGACTGTACTTGGCACGTTGACGCCTTCCAGTTCCTTCACACCAGACATACGCCCAGTAGCCACCGGAAGCATTGCACCCGGCATAGAACGTTGTTCAGCCCACGTACGCGGCTTGGATATCGACCCTTCCTCATACATGATGGCTGCGTTACCCTGCTTCGCCATGGTCTCGACTGAAATCTCAGCGTACTTGTTCTTCATGATCTGCGGCTTAATCATATCCCGCATGAAGCCCTTGCCCCATGGATTACTTTCTGATGGGTACAACGTTCGGGCTACGAATGGATATTGGCCGTGATCGAACACATATGCTTTATGCTCCAGGAACACGCCTGATGTAGTGATGTAGATGCAGTGCACGCCTTCCATATCGCCATCGGCCTTCGCCAGATACTCAGATGGGTCAACACCTTCCTTCAGTTTCTCTTCAGCCATTTCGCGGAACAGCTTCTTATCCTCAGCGCTCACCTGTTTGGGCAGTCCGCGATACCAATACTCAATTAGTCCGGACATCTGTTGGCGTGTGGCGTCTGTACTCAGGTTGCCATCGTCTGAGTCGATGTTGAACACATCAGTCTCAAGCGTGCCAATATCAGGCTGAACCTTCTTGCCTTGCTTGGGCCAGCGCTCTTTAAAGTACTCCAGCGGCTTGGGCACATTGATGATGATGCCGCCCATCTTCTGGAGGTAAATGAAGTCTTTAATGCGTGGGTCCGGGAAGAATGTACCGAAATCAACTGGAATGATGTCGTTTCGCCCTTCGTACCGGTTCATCCCACGCCCACCTTCGACTGTTGGGTCAAAGACAGTTTTGTATATTAACGGGCCATGAATGACCATGCGCCGGACAGCTCGGGTGTGTTTCTGCTTAAACTTGATCTGTCGCAGCTCAAACGGCATGAAGTCGTTCAAGTCCCGGGCTTTTTCCTCGTCTCCCTCTTCCTGAGCCGTGAAGTTCGGGTAGGGCATCCATCCAGTCAACTTGCCTACAATGGACTCAATCTGTGAAAAGGTGATGTTCTCCACCGCATCCGGACGAAGCTTAGACACGGCATCTGAGCGTAATCCCTTCCAATGGTCGCCCATGTAGAAACGTTGCTCCTTACGCCAGATGTCATCCATCTGCTGTCGCGACTGCTTGAACACTTGGTAATCCTGGTACACCGTGTCGTATATCCGTTGTTCCTCCGGTGTGTTCGGGTTTACTGAGTCTTTCTCAGCGCCGTTCTCAGTGAATAGTCCCTTGAATCCTTCCTTAATCTTGTTCAGCGTGCTCATTTGTCATCAACCTCCAGCACGTTCGGATCGTCATGCCAACTCATCGGGCTTCGTGTCTCCAGCGGTTCGACTGGCTTCTGCTGGTTGTTGTACATCGCATACTCACCAGCGTTACGCGCTGTCAGCCGGTTGGTCAGATCCTTGATGATCTTGTCTTTGTCACGGTGCTGCAAATACAAAAAAACGTTGGTTCCCAGAACCACCGCTAATAGTACGTATTCCATTTCCTCACCTCACCAGAATGACGGCTTAACCTCGTCGTCGTATTCTTCCTCTGTATCAAAGTCCACTCGCTTGCCTGTAATAGACTCGGGATTCGCACCCCACGCTACCTCTTGTTGTCCGCTGACTGTGTGCACGATCTCACCAGCCATAGACACCGTATCGACTTGGTCGTCGTTCTTACCTTTCGGGAAGCTCATCAGCTCCGCTTCAAAGTCATCCAACCAATCACCATCCTCGCGGTGGTACACCTTGCCCAGCTCATAACGTGCAGCAATCGGCAATGCCCGAGTAACCTTGTCCTTGTCTACCTTCACAGGCAGGATGGTCATTCCATCACGCTTGCACTCCTGTATCAAGTTGGTGCCAAACGTCTTATCCTCAATGGCTTGAAACTTCGGCTTATACCGATGCTCCATTTGCTTCATGAGGGTCTTTTGCTCAGGGCCCTCTATGTGAGTGCGGTATACGTCACGAATCAGAATGTCGTTGTCCGGTGTAACCATGAACGTTGAAACAGCAAAGTAGTCGTTGATTGTCTTCTCGCTGTTCGCTGTATCCACGGTTTGGAACATCCAGCATTGCATTGCTGTAAACCTCCGACCGTCTGACAGGACCACATACTGCACGTTGTGGATCTGCTCAAACTTGAAGTACCGGAAATGTTTACGCTGGAATATCGTACCGCCTGCCGCTGATGGCCTTTGCTGATACAAGGCACTGAATACATACGAGCCAACGTCGGACTTGATCTGGTCCAGACGCTGCACGTTGAAGCCAAACTCAGGCCAGAGCGCCTCCCCAGGTTTACGACCCAAGTAATCATCGTCCTCAGCTACTGCCGGGAAGTTGATCACCGTCCAACGCTCGCCCTTATGTGTTCCTTGCTTAACCTCATCGGCTTCCTTTTTCAATAACCGCCCTACCAAGTCATCTTCATGCCATCGCGTCATAACCACAATAATGCGTCCGTCTGGTGTTAACCGCGTGTACAGTGTTGATGTGTACCAACTCCATAGACTCTCACGTACAACCTCACTGTTGGCTTCCTCAGCGTTCTTGAGTGGGTCATCGATGATGGCGATGCGTGCACCCTTGCCTGTGATGGGTCCACCCACACCCGCCGCATTCACGCCTCCACGGTGTCCCTCAATACCCCATGACTCTGCCGACTGCCTTGCACCAGATATAGAAACACCAAATAGACCCGATCGGTCCATGAACGTATCTCGCGCAATCCGGTTATTATCCCGGCTCAGCGACAACGCATAGGATGCCAATATGATCTCGTCGTTTGGGTATTTTCCTATGTGCCATGCAGGAAACTTCTTGCTCACTCGCTCTGACTTCCCATGCCGTGGTGGCATCGTGACAATCAGACGCTTGATCTTGCCCTCAGACACATCCATGAGCGCTCTGTCCAGTACATCCAGATGCTTTCCGTCTGCGTCCCGTCCATCGCTGTCGAAGTCCATGAAGAAGCTGAAGTCATGCTTGGCTAGGATTTCAAACTGCCTACTGAGTGGGACTGGTTTGTCGCTTCCAGAGTTGTTTAAGAAGCTCGGCGCTTTCTGGGTCTGTTGAGATGGTTTGCTCGACAATGTACTCATGTTGATGGTTCACCTCGCCTTGTACATCTGCCTGTACTCGATCAATCGGTTTGTAGCCTGCACGGTCCAGCAAGTCCCTTGCCGCAACCAGCCTATCCTTGTCCATCGCGTTCGGACTTTGCATGATCTCCAGCATCACGTTATACGCCTTAACAGCGTCTTCTGCGAACATCATGCGCAAGTCCTTGTTAATACTTTGTTGAGTATTGTTAAGATATTGTTGAACTTCAACACTTTTTAGCAATCTACTTGCTTGGCTGTACGCTGATTTCTCACTATATCCAGCAGCAATAGCAGCAGCTGTTCCATTGCCACCGTTCTTGATGTACTCAGTCACAAACAGCATGATCTGTGGTCTCAAGTCTGCCATGGTGCCATCTCCTTTCTATTCCAACTTGGTGCCACAGAACGGACAGAATGAGATGGTTTGAAAATACTCATTCTCAATATTCATGCTCCATTCATCTGACCCATCTTTATCAATATCATGCGCGATACCCTGAACAAATACCGCATCTTTCAACCCATTACATTGATGAGCATCCATGGGTATCACCTTCCTCTCTACTCCATCTTTGTTCCCTGTATCGCATAACCGAGTATGACGCTTCGGGTTAAACCTGTTTGTTCTGCAACCTTATCCAACGACTTCGATAGATTATCACCGAACGTAACGGTTGGACGATCCTCTGGCTTACGGTTCTTCCAGTACTCTTCCTGCATCTGCATGATGTCTCGTGTCATCTCATTCCAGGCTGTAATGTTTTTACCTCCGGACTGAACGCTGCACCCACCTGCTGAAGTAATGACAGGTTTAATTAAGTCTCTGGGTAGTAACGGGTTACTTGCATCACTTGGGCTACGATACTGCCCTCCCACTGGACCAAGTGTCTGTGTCCCATTCACCAACCTGTTATACTCCGCTATCTCCTGTGGTGTACCCTCTACTGTTCCGTCTTTATGGAGTTTCATTGCTCATCCTCCTCTACTGTTATCTCCCAGCCACACTTACAACTGCGATGGAATGTCGTGTCTTCCACAATCAGCTTGCCTTCACCGTTTGCTACATAAGAGCTGCCGCATTTAGGACATTTCTCATATTGTTCCATCAACGCTATCGTTCTCGTCAACTTCACTATGTGTTATCCCTCCTTCCTATCCTGTGTCGCAATAGCTAATGCCAGTAACGCTGTCGATCTCGCTTGAATGAGCGCTGCCTTGGCTTCGTATGAAATGTTCTTACCCAGCCTTGTTGCAATATCTTGCATCTGACTCTGACACATCGCTATAACCTTTTCATTGTCCATGTCTCTTGTTATCCCTCCTCTTAATGACCCAACCCTATACGGCCCCCGCTGTCGCTGGGTGATTCGGTCGGACTCGATGGCGGCTCTGCCGCAAAAACAAAAAGCACCCGAAGGCGCTTAAATGTTGTACCTTTTTATGAGGTTATGTCGTTCTTCAATATCATTCTTATAAAATTTCTCCACCTTCCCAATACGATCGAGAGGGTCGAGCAATCCCTTCATTGCCGTTTCGAAGCCATAATTCACAAAAAGAAAATCAGCGTTCGATTCATTTATTTCAGAACTTACCAAGTCGCGTGACATTATTTTTTCTGCTTTGAAATCATAAAAATAAGTAACAACTTCGTTTGAATCATAACCAATTAGCGGACCCAATTTTTCCAAATCTTTTATATCAGGATTACCAAAATCGTATCCATTCTCTCTCACATACTCAAATATAGGTGTAAGTTTTTTCGCCACTTGGTAGAAACGTCCTTTTTGCTCTTGGATAACTGCCATTCTTTCTCTTTCCAACCTCTTAACTCTATCATGGGTAAACTCAAGTTCTGTTAGTTTTCCTGAAACATTAATGTCATCCGGTAACATTGAATACTCACTCTCCTTTTGTCAGATAAGGAGATTATACTATGGATTCCATAATGTGGCACAAACAAAAAGAGCAACGGCACTTAACCGTCACTCTCTATCCGTAATGATGCACTCAATCGTGCGGGGAGCTAGTCCCGTGCGTTACGGTCGCATTCAGTTTTAGCATGCAAGGAAGGAACGTTGTAAACGACGACTGCGCATACAGCTATCGGCGCTTATCAGATGTTCCTTATGATATTAGTTTAGCACTTCCCATGGGGAATTTGTGGGAAATAATGCGTAATTCGTGGGTAAAAAATGGGTAATCACGCTGGTTCCTTGTACTCCCACCCTGGATCGAACATGTGATCAAAGTTAGTGATCTCCATGTAATCCTGCTTGAGCGGCACCATTGCTTTACACAGGCTGTTGATGGCCTTCTTGTGCTGGGTTGATACCGTCTTGCGGTCTTTATGCAGTCTGTCGGCAATCTCGCTCAGGTTCAGCTTGTTGCGGTCCATATACTTGAGCTGGATGATCGTCTTCTGATCGTCGCTCAATATAAAGTCAACGGCCGATTCCAGTAACGTGACGATACGCGAATACCGACTCTGGTCACTGGTCCTGTCGTGGTTGCTCAGACGGGATCTGACTCGTTCGTCATATATGCCCATCTTGAACATCCACTGCATCTCACTGTCTATCATCATCCCACCAAGATTGTTTAGCGCAAACTTGTATGATCTATAATCCGTCAGCAACTTGATCACCTGATTGTTGTCCATGTTCTCCCTCCTCATACTCTTGAATGAATTCATGATGCCGGTATACTCTCCATCCCTTTTCAGGTGAGTGTAGGATCCAGCTTCCTTGCAGCACCTTGAAGTAATTCTTCTCTACAACCACGCTAAGGTACGGCTGTTGCACTTTTTGCACCACTCGGCCCATTTGTACCAGACCGCCTGTAAACTGCTGTATCTGCTCTATTAAAGCCGGAGAGTAATCCGTTAAACGGATCGCCCTCACGGTTTCTGCTTTGCGGTGGTAAATCATGCTGGATCGTATGTCTTTTCGAATATGTCTGGCTTGCACGGGTAGAACTCACCGTTCACTCCCTTGATAATCCAGTCACCAGGAGAAGCCCACATAGTTCCTTCAAGTGTGATGATCCCAACTTTACCTCCGAGTGGTTGAGTCATGTTTTCGCCAACAAAGTCATAGACGTTGCCAACGTTATCAAAGAGTACCGCCTCGACTTCGACGGGCTTCTTCCGGAACATCGGCATTACGCCACCTCCGATTGCGGCAACTCCAGTGCACTCACGCGTCTTTTGAGTTCCTCAAATTCTGCTCGCGTAACTGTTCCCTCTGTTTCCTCAGCACTACTTCCTGCCAACTGCTCTTCAGCCAGTCCGTTGGTTGTGCCTTCCGCCGAGGATTCTTCTGGGTATCCCCAGGTGGGAGGCGCTAGTTGGTCGCCCTCTTCCACGTTTGCTGCAGGCTGTGCATGATCCTCATCACGATGTTCTGATTCTTGGGTGAGACGAAATTGCGGCGCCTCTTCGGCGCTCACCTCCCGATACTTCCCTTTTTCGAGGTAGTTGAAGGTGATCACTTCGTCTGATGCGGCAAGTTTTGCCGTGTATGTGGAACGCTTGTCATCTGCCCACTCAACATCGTAAATGGCTGGTTTGGCTTCTTCCTCACGCTGTTTCTGTTCTTTCCATGCTGCCATAGCGTCACCAACATCGATAACTTTGGTTGCTTGTACCGCACCCACTGCAATTTGCTGGCGCAGATCGTCGATGTGACTTTCTTTCTGTCTCACCTCAGCCTTAACTTCTTCCAGTTGTGCAACAGCTGCATCGCGTTTACTTTCCACGTCCAGCAATTCAGATCGAACGTCACGCAATTCTGTGACCAACTTGGCGTTTGCTTCGCCTGCTTCATCCGCTTTCGCCTGGGCCACATCTTTCGCTGCTGTTTCTGCTGCAAGCCGCTCCTGTAAATCTTTGATCTGAACCATCCAGTGCTCGTCCCGCTGTAACAATGTGTTCTGTACCACGATACGAACCACTTGATAAGATGATTCCGCTGATTCCGGCGTGTCGTTTTTAAACATGTCACGCATGGTCACGCCGTCCAGATCCATATTGTCCATGATGTAGGCGACCTGTTGTTGACTCTCTTCTACACGTTCCAGTTCCAAGTATGCAATCTCTTCCTCGATATCTACGATCTTACCCGCATCTGCCATTGCACCACGTTGTTTTTCAATGCTCAACTCATACCGTAATTGTTCAATACGTTCTTGCTTTTCCACCTACATACACCCCGTTTTCCGATAGTAATAATGATATATCTTATTATAGCACATTTTGTGGTTATAAAGTACTTTTTTCGCCGTTTTACACAATATTTTGTGGTTTATCTGCAACATGTCACATTTGACTTTTTCGTTCATGCAATTTCTGATCTCGCTTCCCTTTTCCCGACTTTCCACCCATCCAATTTAAACCACCCAGTAGGCTCATAGAGACGTTTTTGTGTTGATCCTAGTATTTGTCTGTCCAACTCTAGTAAACGCCCTCTACACGCCCCAGATTCGTCGAGGAGCACCCACCCGTCCCCCACGTGTACATACCGTCCGATCATGCTGCCACTACCTCCTTCAGTTTGATGACGATCCTTGGCTTGTCCGAATAATGTTTGTGCGTCACCAGCGAAACGACTTGGTTGTCATCGTTCCATGCAATCTTGTTTAGAGCATCGAAAACACCTTTTACGCAATTATCAAGATCAGGCTTTACTACAGGCATCATCTCGCCAACTCTAGCGGCCTCCTGACGCTTCTTCGTCCAACTCGCAGGAATTGGGTGGTAAAAGTGTATCTCTGCCTGTATGGCACGTCTGAGTGGCTCAGAGCAATACTTCCTTGCGTGTGTGCCGATGAACTTCTTGTAGCTGAGGTATCGTTGTGCTGATTCGTCTTTCCATTTGCTTCGCTGTGTCATGCGGACCGCACCCATTGGAGCGATGTCCACGGTAAACTCAATCAAGCTGCACCACCTCCTCTCCGTTTTACAATCAGCTCATGGTTCACCCGTGTCTTGGGTACGCCGACTTCCTTGGCAATGTCTGACCGTAGCCAGCCGTAGTCTGCCAGTTCGATGATCCGGTTACTCTGCTCTGGTGTAAGTGGTACGTCCAGGCTTTCCATCAACCGGTCTGCCTCCGGCTCTTTTCTCGTTTGCACATACATCTTGTATTCCTCGCCAATCTGTCGACCCATCGGTTTCTTGGTCTGCTTCTGTTCCTTGATCTGTCCGCCTGCTTTATACCATTTCTTTCTCATGCTGCTTCCTCCTCGATATCTTCGTCTGCAAAGGCCACTCGGCCCCTGCGCATAAATTCTTCCCAGTCTTGGTCCATCAGGTCATAGTCGTCAATTTGTTGTTTCATGCTGTATACTTTCCTCTCTTGACCAGTCGAAATTAGCCCGCGCAAGTTGATTGGCTTCAACCTCTGCCCATTTCCGTTTACAGCGATCTTCACATGAAGCCAAAACACTGCGCGCCACCTCTGCATCAGATTCGAGGTCTACTGCTTCATCAATTAAGCGATATTCCATGTCTTCAAGTAGCGAAAATTCCTGCATTAACCTTTCTTGCCACTGGCAGCTTTTACAAAGCCTCTCTCCGTTCATTTCTTTGAACTCACTGCTTGGTCTGTCCGCGCTGCATCCAATACAAGATTCCATCCGTATCCTCTCCCTACTGCAATCTATAATTCATTTCCAATCCGCCTGTGATGATCACCATGTAGTCCTTGCACATCTCGTGAATCCGGCCGCCCAACGCTTCGTCGATGTCACACAGGTCTGCAATGTCGCGTTCCGAACTGACCAGTGTCGGCTTCTGTTCCAGGTATCTGTGGTTGATTACTTCAATCATCTTCTCCACTTCCCAGTCACTTGGCATCTTAATGCCAGTGTGTGGGTCCTTCTTCCCGCCCTTGAACAAGTCGTCGATGAACAGTACCTCTACCTGTTTTAGTTGTTGGAGCCGCGTCCCCACTGTGTTCAGGTTGTCTTTTAGTTCCGAAAAACCTTCGATGTAGGGAAAGTAGAGGACCCCAACACCCTTTTTTAACAGGTTGTTACTTACTCCCATGAGCAAATGAGTCTTGCCTGCACCAGATTTTCCAAGTAGAGCCATACTGTTCTGGGGAGTGTCTTTTATTGCTGTGTATGCCTCGGCGTATTCAACTGCAGCTTGGTGTGACTCTTTCACAAGTTCGGGACGACCAGCCGTTGTAAAGTTGCTTAGAGTCTTCTGGCGGAACTTCTCCGTGATCTGGCTCGACTTCATCAACCGTTCGATTGCACGGTCTTTCGTGCATGGGCAGTCCTCCCAGTTATCCGAATAATCGAATGGCTTATCGCTCAGTTTCACCCGTTTGATCCACCCCAGCTCGTCCTTGCAGTGTTTGCACCGATATTGTTTAGGTTCCACTGCGTCTGCTACGCTGGTTGAGGAATGCGAATTTGCTCGCCGGCGGATTGCTTCCAGATCTAACTTCTTCAGTTCGTCCTTTAGACTCTGCATGTTTAGCCCTCCTGTCCTTTGATTCTTGCCTACTGTTTATTCCTTCCATGATCCACCTGTCGCTGATAGATTCCAGAAGTCTCTCTGATACACCACCGTTGTTCGATGATTCAATGGCCTCTTGAAGCAATTCGGTACAAAACAATTCGTCATAACCATTCGCTTTCAGTCGACTAAAGAATCCATTCAGGTTTCCTGGCATCGTAAATTTATTAGTCAATCGGTACCAAACATCTTGAAGCGGTTCAGTAGTAGTTGTAGTAGATATATTTATTAAGTTCTTTACATTCTTGTTTGTGTTCACTGGTTGTTCATCCGTTGTTCGTTTGTTGTTCATTTGCTGTTCATTTTGTTGTTCACTCGACTGGTAATCAGCCCATGAAAGTATTGATATCAAGCGTTTATTGTTGCTTGTTCGTTGTTCAATTTGATGTTCGATTTCGAACTTTTTTAGAATGCGTTGCACTTTACTTTCGTTCACGCTAAATTTCTCTGCAATCTTCTGTCTCCCCGTGATTAACTGCCCTGGCTGGAGGATGATCTTCTCCCCGGCGAACACTGCCGGATGTTCTTTATGTGTCGCGTTCATTAGCAAATACATCCACACCGCCAGATGGTCAGCATCCTTACACACCACAGGGTTGTCCAATGTCTTCCGGTGGAGTTTGATCCATCCGTCCATAAGGCCACCACCTAAGCTCCTTTTTGCGTTCCCAAGTAATCCTCTATCTCAGCAATTTTGATCCGTGCCCACCTGATCAGTTCTTCGTTAAACTCCATCGCGCCATAGTCATCAAACTTCTTTGCGTGCTCAAAATTTATTGCCGCCTGTTCCATCGTCGCTTCCCATAGTGCCAATTCGAGTTTTATCAAGTCGTTGTTAGCTGCCATCCTTCGTATCCTCCTTGGGTATAGATTCCCTACCCTCTCCCTTTGCCCATCGTGCGAATCCTTTGAGCTTCATTGGGAGCCAGTTGCTTGAATCGACTGGTTGATAGTATAGTTCCGCAGCGTCTTTGTAATGGTTACCGATCAGTATCACTTTCCGCGCTTTTCCTTTTCCGTTGTGATAAGTTTTCCCAACTTCGATGTCTTTGGGACTCATGCTTCATCCCTACCCTCTAGTAAGTGTGGAAACTGATCTGCGTTCTCATATATGTTGCCGATGATCTCAGTGCCCATTACCGTGCAATCCCAGACTGACTCGCCCATATCCTGCCTGTAGCAGCCTGGGTAAACTACTGCGAATCTTCCGTAGCTGAATGTTACTCTTCCGATGAAAGTCCTTCCTACTTCCATATGCCGCGTTTCTAGCACATGTCCCTCATATATCTCTTTTCCATTCTTGTCCTTTAGTCCGGTGTACTGCATATATTTCAAGTGGTGCAACGTCTGGAACTCTTCTTCCTCTTCCGTGATCGCTGTTGCTTTAATGCCTACGCCCGTCAGTTCGAACACCACATCATCTTCTTCGCCTGCATGGTACATTCTGTCCTTAACGTCATCCCATGCTCTAAAAAGTATCTCTCTCATGCTTCTTCCTCCCTAGGTAGGTTGATAGGTGCCCAATGTGTTATAGGTAAGTTCATAGGTTCTCTTTCGTCATCAAACCATGTGTATTCCGGTGTGTTTATCCGTTTCGCATGAAACCCTATCCATCTGTTGCTGCCGTCTGTTATAAGGTGCGGTACGTGACTGGGGATACTCCGGTCTGTTGGATCGTATTTGCACCAAGGTATTCCTTCCGTCGGCGTATGGATTGCAAGGTATAGCTGCCGTGTTAAATCTTCCTTGGACATATGATCGACCGATTCTTTGAACTCTTTGAATTGTTTACTCATGCTTATCCGCTCCTTCCTTGGGAGCCAACAAACTTTCCCATGTTTCTTCTTGCATCATCCGTTTGGCTTCTCGGAGCGCCCGGATAACCACGTCAATCGACTCTACCTTGTCGAAAGTCATGCGAACTGGTGTTAATGCCGGTGGCGCAACAACCACTTCGTTCTTACGGCGTTCTCCGATCGGTCCCACCTCTTTTGGCTGGAACACCACCACGCCGCAAGGATAATCCAGTTGGAGCAATCCCGGCGAAACGTTGATGTCACCTGTTCCGAATTCAATTTGTGTTTGTCCTTCGTGTTTAATAATTGGCATTGTTATATCCTCCCTAAGCGATCTCGAAATGTTTTTTAACGATTTCAAACACCCTTTTGTAGCTATGATGATCGCCTATTGCTTCCTGTACTTTCTTGCTTTTGTATCCCTTAGACTGTTGAATAGACGTTTCATTGTATTCCAAAGCAAATTCCATAGCTCTGTTAGCGTAAACGGTTTGTATGAAATAAATATCGCCAGTATCATTTACGTTATATCTGCTGCGGATCTCCTTGCCGTCGCTGTATTTAGGGTCTAGATCACCCAAATACTTTTCTCGTTCACAATCAGCCTCACGCTTGTAATCCATTAGCTCCTCGGTTAATTTCCTAGCTGAATCCAAGAACGTTTTTTCATCATGCTGAACAATGAAGATGTGACGGGTATGATAGTATTGCGAAATGATTACTGTATATTTGTACATGTGTTTATCCTCCTTAGTAGGGAGAGGCCCAAGCCTCAACCCTTGAATTTATCTCGTATCCATTGAGCCGCCATTACGATTAACGCCAGCGGTATCAGCCATAGTTTGTGGTACCAAGGGAAGTCGTCAGGATCGATCAGGTTCATCTTGGTTCCCCTCTCCTTCCTGACCCAAAGCCTCTACAATGTTTTTATGTGCCATCCCGTAAAACTTTTTGTCCATTAGCTTGAGTGCATCTGTCAGAGTCTTGCGGAGACGATCACGTTCGATCTCAGCTTCATATTGCTTTCGTCTGGCCTGCCGCACATCCGATATCAGTTTTAAAACGTCTGAACGTACCGCCATACTGCTATATTCAGGTTCATACGAATGTCCTTCTGCATCCACTGGAATTGTCCGATAATCTTTGCTCAGAGCTTCAAGTTGTTCATTCGTGAAATAAGCGTTTTGATTGAATGTTGGTTCACTCATGACTGTTCTTCCTCCCTCAAATGATTTCAAGTTTTAGTTTCTTCCGGCGCTCATTGAGCAGCTTCGATTTTGCTGTATTGCGGTCAACCGGAAATACCGGACGGGCTATGAATCTTACATAAAGATCAGTCTCATTCAAACCGATTTCTGTATACTCCATAATCTTGTATATTTGACCTCGACACATCAGTGTTGTTCCGAGATTAAGTTGACTGACCTTATCCCAATTTTTGTTCCTTAGTGTTGCTTTGATTTCTACACCAAATGGCACTTCTTGATATGCCTTTGCCTTACTGACAAAATCAAGTTCGTTCAAACGTTGGCATGTGTACCTGACATTTATTTGTTTCCCATAATGATTTATCTCAAAGTTTTCAATACCAACTACTAACCTTGTTTCGCCGTTCATTTCAAAGGTGTCGCCTATCTTGTACGGCTGCTTAAATAACTTGAATCTGCAAACCGTTGTTATGAGAGGAAGATCCATGTATATCCCTCCTTGGTTAGAGGCCGGAGCCTACCAACTTCCTAATTCATCATCAGTGAATCCGACTGTGTAATCCCATTGCTCAACCTCAGTATTTGGAAGTGGCATCCAATGTGTTACTTCTTGGTTTAAAAGCCAGTTTACATCGGCTTCGTAGCTACTTTCGTACCATCCAGATATTGCCCAATAGCAATCATTCTTCTCGTCATAATCTCCACTGCCTGCGAAATCTTCGTCCATGAAATCCGATTCAAGAATGCTGCGCGGTGCCACATAATTAGTAATCGTTACGTGCGCTAGTTGTTTGTCATTGAATGTAGTTTCAAATCTGGCTAATACTCTCTGGCGAGTTTCTGGCAATTCATCGTTTACACTGATCCATGACATGTGTGTTATCTCTCCTTTGGTGGGCCTAAACCCGTGGTTTTAAATATCCGATCGATTTCGCATACTCACGAATGAATTCCATGTGGTCTTCTGGATATCCCCAATGAGGGCAGTACAAGCCACCATATCCGTTGTTGTGATTCGCATCATCATCACCTAAGATGTAATCCCTAAAGTCGCACACAAGACCCCACAACGTTCCTCCGTGGCTGAAATGATAGTGTTCTCCTGGTATTGACTTGGACATTAATAGTGGTCTGCCCGTATAATCATCCACTAGCCATAGATTGCCGTCCGCCCAATGGAATGTTGCGAATCTCTCGTGTTTCTCGCTGTATAAGAAGTGGCGTCCCAGACTACCGATCTTACGTATAATGCTATTAACATTTTCTATCCTGTCTTGGTGCAGATAAGGAGGTTCATTCCGTTTAGGGACGGACTGACCAACTTTTCGAACCCTAACCATTTTGAGATAATCCGCAAATGATTTATCTGGATCGCAATCACTGAAGATCAGGTATTCAGCGTATCTTGCTGAAGATGCTGTTTTGGCCGTTTTCAGCACCTTAACGGTTTCGTCGTAATAGGTGGCTGGATAAGTGATTTCGTATAAGTTCAAAGCTTCCACGCTTATCGCTCCTTTGTGTGGTGGGAAGGGAGGGTATTCCCTTCCTCTGTGGTATGGTTAATCACTAACTGTGTATTCGATCTTTCCAATCGCTCCATACTCTCGTGTTATCCATCTTTTTGCAGCTGATAATTTGGTGAACCATAGCAAATCTGTGATTCCTGTTTTAACTATCTCCACATCGAAATGATCCACGGCTGCTTGTGTGATCGTGATTGTGTAATCTTCAACCTTAGCCGTCAACTTCATGTGTGTCTTGTCTCCCTTCCTCTGTTATCCAGGGATACCCGGTGTATCCTCCCTTAGATGGTTTATTGGTGGGTTAACCGGTCTTCACAGGCTTTTTCATGAATGCCTGAAACCCGTCTATGACCTTCTGGCACTGTTCATTGTTGAACATTCCGATATGCGTATCGTTTGGCGCTGTTCCCATGTACTCGCCCAGCAGCCTATATACTGTCTTCCGGTTGTATCCCATGCGTCTCCAGTACGGATCTATGACCGCGTGAGCTTTCGAACGAAGCGCCCTTAACTCTTTATTGGCTAAAGTTCCGAGCGGCGTGAAAGATCCTTTATGTGTCCCTACATAAGCGTCACATGGACGGCAGTAGTAAATGTTTGATCCGTAGTCCCTGCCGTACCACTCTTTGGATGACATGCAGCCAGCAGGGTTGCCGCAGTACGTGCAATTTACGTTCATGTTGATTCCTCCCTGTGGGTTATGCGTTGTATTGGTGACTTCTCCGGCATGCCAAGCTTCATGCAACGTACATGGTCCTGTAGGATCGGCATCCACGTTTTCTTGCTGCTGTGTACCAGTTGGTGCATTTCCGTGCTGAGTAGAACGCAGTTGTCTACCTCATACTTTCCGCCTTGTGATCCGTACACGATGCGGTGTAACTCAAGGCCAGGTCCCGGTACGCCACTCAGGACGCATCAGTTCCCACCCTCACGCTCTATTACTGCCTGACGTACCTTTTCCTTCGTCATGTATTCCGGGTCTGTGTTGCGCTCTCTCTTCGTCTTAGGCTGCTCTTTCCGGTTGTGGTGAGACAGGATGTTCATGCGCCAGGGCATGATGTTCTTTTCCTTCTTGCGTGCCAGCATAGTCAGTCTCCTCTCCGAATGGTCCGTCTGTTACTGGGATGATTGGGCTGCCATCGTCGTAGAATAGGGTGTCTTGGTATCTCATGCTGCTTTATGCTTGTCCAGGTGCTGTGCCAGCTTGGTCACGTCTGCTGCCTGAACCTCCGCAAATTTGGTGATCGTGTATCCAAGGAATGTGTTGATTGCATCAAAGCTGTTCCAACCAGTTGCTTTGTGCTTGGCATACAACATTCTGGTCTGTCCCTCACTGGCAAGCGATCCTCCAGCAGTAGATGTATTCGTTTGATTCGGTTGCGTATTATTGTTGTTAGACATATTAATGTTGTTTGTATTGGTCTGTTTCTGAGATGTGTACCCTTCTTTTGGCTTGGAGTCTGGATCATCTTCATCTGTCGGCAATCCCAGACATTTCAGAAGAAAGTAACGCTCACTGTATGTCAGTCCGGACCCGTACGCCTTGGATATTTCATCCTGCTGCCCGTAGTAAGCCCATGAGATTGTTTCTCGTTCATCCGGCTTGTCTCCATTTATCCAGGTGTATGTCATTTCGCCTTTCACAACGAAGTCCAGCACGTCCTTACCCTTCGCTGTCTTATATTCATGGGTGTGATGCTCACCAACTTTAGTAGAAGGGATCAGCAGCAGGTTTAGCTCGTTCATCTTGTCCTTGATCTTGTATAGTACTTGGTTTCCAGATACATAGGTGTATCCAAAGCTGGCTTTATCCTTTGAAAACCCTTCTGCCACCTTCCGGACCTGAACAATCTTTTGGTAAAGGTTAAGCGCCTGTTGTTCGCTCATCGACCTCCACCTCCAGTTCATATTCCACTCTCATTGTCTTAACACGGAAGTTCTGCGGATCATCCGGACCGAAACGGCCTGTTAACCAACGTTCCAAGTCATCCTCTCGATTGAACCGCACCGCCTTCATAAAGTCCTGTACTGGCTGCGCATACAGATCAACGAAGTGTCCTGATTTATGCTGTGGGATGTATCTGTATTGTGTGGGCATTCCATTCTTCCTTTCGTTGTGGTATATTGGTTGTAATTCAATTTGCAAATCGTCTTTCTAAGGCTGCCGCTGCTACGGCGGCTTTTTCTCGTTTAACGGCTTTGGCGTAGTTCATCAGGTACACACGTTTCAACGTCTCCGTCAGAGTCCCTCTTTCGCTTGCGATCTTCGCCATCTGTAGGAAGTGTTTTCGATTTGTCGGCGGAACTTTCATCCTTTCTCACCTCCACTACCTTAATAGGAGCCTCCCACCCGTAATACCGTAGGATGTCATCCACACTCTTGAATGTCTGTTGTTTCACGCTGTCTTTCGTTCCTCCTCAATTGCTCGATCAAGCTCATAGTGCAGACGCTCTTGTTCCTCTTGTGCCATAACCTCCGCATCATATTCGGATTGCGTCCATATCTTTACAGGTACATGCTGGTTGTTGTACAGGTCACGGATCAGGTCGTTGTAGTCGAATGCTGGACGCTTCAACACTCTGCCGCCTTGCGTGGACACGATATACGTCGTCATTGGATCTACGTTGCTTCGAAGTCCCTCAGCTGGCATCGTCATACCCTCCTCCTCCGATCGGGCGTACCATGCCGCCTTCCTTACAATCGATGGCTTCCAACATGTGTTTCTGACAGTGAGGTTGGTCAAATACCATGTAGTCTGCTTCCCCACCACAGCACCCGCATGTTGGACCAATTGGTGCTGGTTTAGGCTTGGGATCTTTGAATGTGACCACGTTGCCGCGTGTCATGTTGTTATCAACTGCAAGTTTTAAGTTAGGCATATTGAGCACTCCTTTGTTCTACAAAATTTTTGCGTTCCAGCCATCCGATGAAGTCACGCTTTAATGTTCTCTTATGCGGCCTTTTCCCGTTCCCTAGTGGGAAGTTAGGTATGCCGCCAAGGTGTTTCGGTATCTTCATCATTTCGTATACCGTATATCGATCCAGTTCCATGTAGTCGGCGATTTCTTGTGGTGTCATGATTTCAGGCAGTTCTTCCAGCGGTGTGTTACGGTTGATCATGCTCTCGCCACCTTTCGTGAAATTGTGTACAATATATAGGGCTTGTCTTTACATACATATCTGCATGTTGTGTTTACTTATGCTCCGGTTTTCAGTTTATCGAGGAAGTACATTTGTCCCCGTCCGGTCACTACAGTTGTTTTTGTAGTTCTCGGATCTTTGTCCGGCCGATTCATGACGGTAGTTTTAACTTCGAAGAGTTTCAGATCCATCGCGCGTTGTGTTGGCATGTTCCAGTGTTCGCCGCGTTTTCCGAGGTATCCATTTTCTCGCATCCATTGGTACAGCCTGTTTTGTCCTGTGTTCACGCCGTTTTGTTTCAGGATTTTTGCAAGGTTCGCAATTAGGATGCAGTCACTTGATGCTTGAAGGGAATCTGCAAAAAGTACTTTAGGTTGATCGATTTGTATTTTTTGTTCCAGCGCCCGGCGTGCTTCTTGTTCCGCTTTAAGCGTCTCGCCAAGTTTTATTAAGAAGTCTGGGTCGTTGACCATTCTTTCGATGGTGCTCTCTGTCATGTATGCTCCATGTTTTCGGATGGATGGGATTACTTCGTGTGTAATCCAGCGTTTGAATTGCTTCGCTTCTGGTTTGCGGCTACGAATAATCAAGGTGTAAAGCCCAGGCTCGTTTACAAACCAAGATTCTCTGCTTTGACCTGATATATGTACTGCATATACCAGCTTTTCATCTTCGTCCAATCCATCAAGTGCTTGTGCCGTGTTTTTAATATCCACTACATCACATATATCTTTCGCTAGGAACCAAGGTTCATTGTTGATGTTTATTGTTTTGACTTCTGCGGCACCGTACATAAAAGGGATTACTTGATTCATTTTCATTCGCTCCTTGTTAAGCTAATTTTTTATTACACATTTCGTGTAAGTTTTTTTCAAAAAAAGGCTGATCTTCTTCCAGGTCAGAAACATCAACACCGAATATTTTGGCAATAATAACTGCTTGATCATAACCCAGTTTGTTTCGCCCTGCTTCAATGTTGCTGTAGCCACTTGGGTAACTATAACCCAGTTCCTTAGAAAGGAATGTTTGGCTAATGCCGCGTTCCATTCTAAGTTTTCGAAGTTTTTTTCTCATTTCTTCACCTCGTTTACTCGTTTTGTGTAACTCATGTCTTCATAATACCTACACATTACGTGTAAGTCAACACTTTTAGTGTAAAATATTATTTTTATTGTGTAAGGGTGGTAAGATTAAATATTGGGAGGTGTGTAAATGTCTACTTTAGGAGAGCGTCTGCGAAGAGAACGAGAAAAACTCGGATGGTCTCAGGTATACGTTTCAAAACAATTAGGATTGAAGAGAAGTAGCACATATGCTAACTGGGAATATGATCTCAGGGAACCAGATTTAGAGATGATCAATAAACTAGCTACTCTTTATGAAGTATCCCCTTCTCAATTATCTGGATTCAATGAATCTGAGGTTATGTATACAAGCGTCCAGGAAGCTAAAGAACAATATATAGTTGATGGAACACTCAAACTTGCAGAAGATATCAATAATCTTCCTGAACAGAAACGAAAAATATTGATGGATATGTTAGAAGCGTTAAAAGAGGATAATAAGAAGTGATTTGAAGCCAGCATCACTCTCTTAAAAGAGAGATCAGCTGGCACAAGCGCTCTTCAATGTGTTCCAATTGTAGGTCGTGGGCAACGGACTGGATCATCATTAATTGATCGACATCACAACTTTGCAGTATTTCAAATATTTCCTCCGTGTCCATCTGATCATCTCCCGTAATCTTAGTTGCCTTTTGGTAATATTCATTTTAAGGGAACACTTGTTCTGTTACAAGCTAAAAAAATATATAGCGAGGCATGATCATGGGATATAAACCTGGTCGGTGCCTGCTGACAAAGAGATTACGCGAAATCAAACGTTCTCAACAGTGGTTAGCTGATGTAACTGGTATTCCAAAGTCTTCAATTTCGGAATACGCTAACAAAAAAAGAACGATGTCTATAGCAACCGCGATGACCATTGCTGCGGCTGTTGGTTGCTATATAGATGATTTGTACGAGCGTATCGAAGTCAGCAGCGATTGAGTGACGTTTCTGTCACTCCGACCGGGGCAGAAGTTCGCTACATAGCGAACTCAGTAGCACCAAAAAAATCAATTAACAACGTATTTATGTAATCTTGATTTAGTTGGTACCCATACTATACCAAACATCGTATGTCACATGCTGTCGAATCTTGGAGGAATTTAGTACCTTTAATGGGGTTAAAGGGTGCTTGACACGATTATTTTTTAAATACTTTTCGCACTTTAACGTGTGATCCATCTTTAAAATAGACAATCCCTCCATTATCTACATTCTCGGTTCTCTTAATACGAGTGAGATTAACTATGGTCGAACTGTCGTATGCATCAAACCCATACTGCTTGTAAACCTGCCTTGCATCCCGCATAAGATGGATTGCAATATAAGATCCACATTCGGTGTGGAATGCCAAAGTCTTAGCTGAATTAGCCGTCATTTGAAAAGGCTCAATGAAATTTACGTCCTTCTCCAACGAAAATAAGACGAAATCTGAATCATCGTCCTGTCTACCATGCATTTTGACTCCAATGATATCCAATGATGTTCCCCCTAAGATGATATGTACTCATATTAAAGGAAGAAAGACATGGAAACATCGGACAAAATATACCAAGGAAATATCGGGAAATGATATAATAGGCTGGCGTACATACATAGAACCATTACCGCAGCCGATGCGGAGTTAAACGAGGAGAATGGAAATGAAGAAAAAGATTCTATTAGTATTTATGGTAAGCATGCTTTTTGCTGGAGTGGTAAGCGCTGCGAGTATTTGGGGTACATACAAAGGAAATCAAATCATTCGAATTACTTCTAATGGTGTTCCGCTGCAGACTCCAGATGTTCCTGCAATTAGTTTCAACGGGCGAACGATGATTCCAATCAATTTACTGGGTCAGCTTGGCGTTGGTTACACATGGGACTCGAAAAATCAAACAGTTGATGTAAAAATTAATCAATATCCAAACTCAGCACCTAACAATTCGTCAGACCAAAGAATGAAAGAGAATGTTATTATAGCAAATAATTTTAAAAGCTTAGAGGACTTAGGTAACACAATTTCATTATTGTCAAATGGATATAGCCTAGCTTATCAGAGTATTGATATGAATTACAAAGTCTATGAAACCTTAACTGATGCAAATAAAAAATTAAATTCAACAATTGATATGTATAATTCTACTCAGAAAAATCTCACATCACCTATATACAGTAATATTCTTAATGAATACTTTAAGGCACTTGATTCTTTTAAGAAAACCGACACAGCTATATCTAAATTTGCAAACAGCAAAAGCAAAACAGACTTTGATAACTATTTGAATAATTCAAAAGACGGAACGACCACTTCCTCGATGGCGAGGTTTCAAGCTGGTCAAGAATATAGAAAATATATCTACTCAGTAATAAACCGATAACCATAAGTGCTAGCACCCTTCTGGGTGCTTTTTTCTATCACTTCGATTACAATCCTATTAAAACGTCGAAAGGAGTCGGCAACCATGAAAGGACACTTTTACAAGCCGCACTGTAAGTGCACCACGAAGAAGTGTAAGTGTGACGCAAATTGGGCTTATATCATTGATGTGGGGATCAACCCAGCTACAGGTAAGCGGAAGCAGAAGAAGAAAGGCGGCTTTACTACCAAGGCTGAGGCTGAGCTGCATGCAGCTAATCTGATGATTGAATTAAAGCAAGGTACTTACGTGGAAGAAAAAAACACCACGTTTGCTGAATTTTCCGAAACGTGGCTGAATATATACGAAGGAACGGGAAAGGTAAAAGTAAGCACAATTAATGTACGCAAAAAAGATGTGAAGCGACTACGTAAGTATCTTAGTTATTACAAAATGAAAGATATAACAGGGGAAATTTATCAAGGTGTTTTGTTTGAATTTAAAGAAGAAGGTTACATGAAGAATACATTGAGTTCAATAAACGCGACAGCTAAAATTCTGTTCAAAAAAGCGATTGAAATGGGAGTGATCAAAAAAAATCCTACGGAATTCGCATATGTCCCTAACGATCAAGAATCCGTTGAAGAATTAGAGTCGTTAGAAGAGATTGCGAAGTATCTCGAAAAAGACGAACTACAGTTATTTTTGGACACATCAGAGAAATATGGTTTAGATGGCGATCAAACCACGTTCACAGCCCTTTCGTACACGGGACTGCGTATAGGTGAATGGTGTGCCCTGAAGTGGACTGATATTGATTTTGATAATCAAGAAATTTCTATAACTAAAACAATATACAGACCTAACAATAAAGTTACCGAATATATGTTACTCACACCAAAGTCAAAAACTTCTCGGAGAAGAATTTCCATAACATCAGAAGTGGTAGAAATATTGCTTGCTCATAAAAAAGAACAAAATGAAATTAAAATGAGATACAGAAACACCTACCACGACAAGGGTTTTGTTATGGCTCAGACAAAGGAACACCCTGGTTATCCAATACTCGACAAGAAGGTTAGAAGTAGAATGGGGCGGCTGTTAGCCATGTGTAATTTGAGTGCTGAATTGACGCCACACTCATTACGTCATACTCACACTTCCCTACTTGCAGAAGCTGGAGCAGAGTTATATGAAATTATGGAACGCTTAGGTCATAGTGATGACAAGATGACCAGAGCAATATATCTGCATGTCACTAAAACGAGGAAGAAAGATACCAGTACAAAATTTAGTGAGCTAATGAAAAGTATAAAATAA